GCCCGCGGGCAAGCCTCTAGCGAAGCGTGGAGGGCCTCTAGCGAAGTCTGTGACAGCCGGAACGTCACCGGCCGGCCGGTCTTGCTCTGCGTCCAGGACGTGACGCCGTCCGGCCGCACGGCGGCCACCGGCAGGGCGACCAGGTCGCCCCACCGCAGCCCGGAATCCCAGGCCAGCCGCACGGCCAAATCCCACCACTGCCAACGCGGCAAGCCGCACCGGTGCCGGCGCTGGAGCAGGCGGCACGCGTGGAGCAGCTGCTGCACCTCGTCGTGCGTCCAAGCCTCGACGACCGGGCGCGGCGACCGTGCCACGCGGACTCTGCGCACGGGCGGCTCGCAGAACCCCTCGTCGGCGGCCGCCCGCCACAGGGCAAGCAGGTGGGCGCGCTTGCTACGGACGGTCGACGGCCTGGCCGTCGTGGCGTAGTCGGCCAAGAACGTCTGCACGCTGCGCTCGTCCAGAGCGTGGAGCGCGACCGGGCCGCCGGCCCACCGCTCGTACAGGTCCGCCACGATCCGGTACTGCTCGAGCGAATTGGCTCGGCATGGGCGTATGGCCGCGTACTCGCGCGCCAGCTGGCCGAGCGTCGTCGGCCCCAACTGCCGGTACATCACTGCTGTCCATCATGGCCCTGTCGATCGCCGCCTGCGACCGCCAACGCTGTCACGCGCCGCCTCAGCGGGGGCGCTTCCCCCATCTTCCTGCTCAGGGTTTGTCCGTCAAACCGGCCGTACATCCGTCACCGTCGGTTCCGCTCACTTCGCTAGAGCGTCGGTCTACGGAACCGAAGGTTGCAGGTTCGAGCCCTGCCGGGTGTAGTCGGCCCACCGCCAACCGTATGGCGGGCGGTGCCGTCGAGGCAAGTTGGGAGGTGCCAGGATGGCCAGCAGAACGGAACGGCACGCAGGCGGCAGACCACGACAGCTGAAGCGGTGCCCGCTCGGGCAACGCATCGAGCGGTGGGCCGCCAAGCGCGGATTGCACTTGGACGAGGTCGCTGAGAAGTCGGGGATCTCCTTCCCTACGCTCAACAGAATTCTGACGGGCCGCATTCGCAGCCCGAAGATCGACACGGTGCTGTCGCTGGCCAGCACCCTTGGCGTGCGCGTCGACGACCTGACCGCGGCCTAGTTTTCCGGCTATTGCGGCCACGTAAAAACTCGTCTTGACGCAGTTATTGCGGCCCCGTAGCATCCCCGCCCGTCACGCCATCACGGCGTGCGGCGGAGGATTCGCCAATGGTGACGGGAGTGGCCACGGATGCCCAAGGGATTCGCGCACGTCACGGATCGGCAGCTGCTCGAGTGGGCGGCGAGTATGCCGTTGGAGCGCATCGCCGAAGTCTGCGGGTTGACTACCTGCACGATCTCGCGCCGGCTACAGGCGCTCGGATGGACGCCGACGGAACGCCTGCTCGGAGATCCGACCGAGGAGGAGATCCGGCAGCGTTGCGAGGAGCTGCGGTCGCAGTGGTCGCGAACCGACCCGCGGCGGAGAGCCGGGCGAGTGCGAGCGAGCGTAACCGTCGTACGCGTATCCGATCTCGGGCCTGTGAACTCCTAGTCAGTTGGCTGCACCGCGTCGCGCGGTGCCATGCCCACCTGTGCGCGATCGTTCGCCTGTACGGCGACCCGTCCAAGGCTGGCGGCCAGTCGAACCAGGGCGAGACCTACTCAGCCCGTGCCGCCCGCGGCGATCGCACGCTGCTGTACGACGCGATCACGGTGACGATCGACGAGCTGGTGGAGATCCGCGACGAAATCCAGACGTCGATGGACGCGGCCGAGCCGACCGAGGCGGCGCCGGGCACGACCGACAAGGTGGACGAAATGGCGGCACGCGCGGAGCGCGGGGAATCGCTTTTCGTCGCAGGGGATGCAACGCAGGGACGCGAACCGGTCGACGGATCGGCCGGCTGATCAGGGACTGGTTTTGGGCCGGTCGGCCGCGAAGGACTGCGGCCGGCCGCCACATGGAGGTGGCAGTGCTGATCCTGACGAGGGGTGAGGGTGAGCGCGTGGTGATCCCGCGGGCACGACTGGAGGTCGTGGTGCAGGTCATCAACGGCAACACGGTGAAGCTCGGATTCCGGGCACCGCAGCGGTACGAGATTTTCCGGGGCGAGGTGTTCGATCGGATGTGCATGGACGACTGGGACGAGGACGAGGACACAAACGAGGAGGACGTGAAGTGAAGATCATCAAGGGCAAGCAGGCTGCACCGGTGCGGTGCGTGCTGTACGGCGTCGAGGGGATCGGCAAGACCACGCTGGCGTCACAGTTCCCGGCGCCGCTGTTCCTCGACACCGAGGACGGCACCAGGCAGCTCGAGGTCGACCGCGTGTCGTGCCCCGACTGGCGGACGCTGCAGGGTGCGGTGGCCGAGCTGGCGGTTGAGCCGGCCGGCTACCAGACGATCGTCATCGACTCGATCGACTGGGCCGAGCGTTCGCTGATCGAGTTCGTGTGCAAGAAGGATGGCAAGTCGTCGATCGAGGACTACGGCTTCGGCAAGGGCTACGTCGTCCTGGCCGAGCACGTCGGGCGGTTTGTCGAGTCGCTCGACAACCTGCACCGAGCCGGGCTGCACGTGCTGCTCGTGGCGCACGCCAAGGTCCAGCGGACTAGCCCGCCGGACCAGACGGACGGGTACGACCGGTACGAGCTGCGGCTATCGAAGCAGGTCAGCCCGATCGTCAAGGAGTGGGCGGACGCGTTGCTCTTCTGCAACTACCGCACGCGTCTCGTCGACGGCAAAGACGGCAAGCGGAAGGCCGTCGGCGGCAAGGACCGCGTGCTGTACGCCGAGCGTGCCGCGGCGTGGGACGCCAAGAACCGCTACGGCCTGGGCGAAGAACTGCCCATGAACATCGAGGCCCTGGCCCCGCTCTTCACGGGCACCGGTGCCAAGGCGGCGAGCACCGACCTGTACGACCAGGTGGTGCAGTACATCGCCGACGCCAAGAACGTCCGCACCTTGGGCAAGATCGGCGACAGGATCGAGCAGCTCGAGGCGGATGGCCAGCTGACCACGGAGCAGGTCGCCCAGCTCATGGGTGCGATCAACGAGCGGCACGAGGTCATCCAGCCGAGCAAGGAGGTGGCGGATGGCGTGGCATGACGTGCCGCCGTGGACCGCCAAGCGGGCGGCAGCGGATGAGCAGATGACGCAGCTGGCCGAGATCGTCCGACGCTGGCACGTGCGGCGGATCTCGAGCACGACGGCAGTGGAGAAGGTGCGCGAGCTGTTGGAGCCGGTTCGCGTCAGGGTCGGAGGACAGGAACACACACCGGAGGTGCAGACGTGAATCCGTTCGATGAATGCTGGGACTGGGACGAGGAGGCGAGAACAGGCGGCGAATCGCATGGCCACACCCAAAAGATTCCGGCTGGTACGCACACGGGAGACGTGATCGAGGCGTTTTTTGAGGACAGCGACAAGCCGTTTGCAATCGACGAAGCCAAAAACCCAAACGGCACCTGTTTGGTCGTGACGTGGTCAAAGCCTGGCTACTACCCGGTCAAGGCCCGTGTCCCGAAGCACTGGCGTGGAAAGATCGAGGCGATCTGCCGAGCGTGTGCAGTCGCGTGCCCACAGCGTGGCGTGTCGTGGTCTGAGGGGTCGCTGGTCGGCCGCGTCGCGACGGTGACCGTCGAACACAAGGTCGACGCACAGGGCAAGGAGTGGGATCGGATCACTAACTGGCATCCCTCGCCCAGCAAGCCGCAGCCGGCCGCGCCGGCCAAGCGGCCGCCGGCCAGGACGCCGGCTGCCAAGGCCCACCAAGAGTTCACAGCGAAGGCGGATGCAGATGACATCCCCTTTTGACGACGAGCGAACGATCGAGTTTTTCGCCGGCCCGTGGGACGGGATGCGGTACACGCCGCGCGTCGGCGAGGTGTATCCGGCACGGCTGGACATGCGGTGGGGCGGCCGGCTGCACCACTACGTGCTGACGTGGAGCGGTGACAAGGTTCGGTTTCAGTACGTCGGCAGCGCACTGCCGGACGGGGCGGAGGTCAGGTGATCCCGATGTCAAGGAGGACGAGGCATGAAGGTCTACAGCTCGTGGCGCAGCGATCGCGTCGAGCGGAACGGTGTGTTTGTCGGGTGCACGGTCGGCACGCTGAGTGACTGCGGCGGATGGGTGGACGTAGGGGCCGTGCGGCACCGCATGGGGCCGGACTGGCACACGACCGAGGCGGCCGCCGAGGCCGACCAGGCCGACGCGATCGAGCGGCTCGGTACGGCGCTGCTTGAGCAGGCGAAGCGGCTGCGTGCGGCGGCATCGCAGGCGGTGCCGGCGTGATCGCGTGGATACGGCGGTGCGTGACCGCACCGGGCGAGGTCGACCGCCTGCGGAAGCAGGTGGACGAGCTGCGTGCGGAGGA